TCTTAGAGAACGCTTTCATGTAGTCACTCATTGCTTTTGATGGCAATTTAGAGTACTCAATCTTAGAGTATTCTCTAGCACACATTAATTGCTCAACTGTGTTAGAGTTTTCCGCTAATAATTTACGGTATTCTTTTGGTGTTAACCCCAAATGCTTTCTTAAAGCATTCGCCCATCTTTTTTTCTCACGGTTAGACACGTTTGGTCTTGGCATCCATTTAGATACCAACCCATCTTTTCTATCTAACGCATCAGATATGATGTTTAACGCTTTAGTTTGTAATGGTGTACCAACAAGTGTTAGTAAATCATCCCAACGACCAAACTCGTTAAACAAATGTAAATTCTTACCTAATGTTTCTGTACGGTTTTCAGCCAAGTAAGTAACAATATCTCTAAAGATTTGTCTTTCACCAGCTCCACCTCTTACGTCACGAGCCCAAAACAACAATTTCATTGCATGTAATGGATTTTCAGCAAACGCTTTCGTAAACGCATTGATAAGTCTTTGCTTATCTTGTCCTCTCATTGCTCCAATTTGGAAGAATAAATCTACACAGTGGTTCAATGAAGAAGAGTTAGTCACCATTCCGTTTTCAGTTAACGAATTTTCTGTTTGCATTGCTTTTAAAAATGTACTCATGATTTTAAATTTATTTAGTTTTTAATTTTAACATTGCAAATGTACTAACTATTTTTCCATTTGCCAACTTTTTTTACAACTTTTTTTATTTTATTTTTTATTTACCTCAATTTCAGCGTTTTAAATTTTAACAAACCAAGCTTTTATTGTTGTTGTGGTGTTTTGTATGTTCATAAACTCACAGTTATTAATCACACCATCACTAACAAAAAACTGTCCAACTTCACCACTATAATGACTACCACCAAATGGATAAAAATAATTCAATGTAAGTGTTTTATTTGTTGATGCAACACCAGCCGATAATTGATACGGTCTAGGGGCATTGTTATTACATGTATAATTTGTGTTGCTAATAAATCTAATAGTATCATTTGGGTATGTAGTAGCAAATCCACTAATCACTTTTGTCAACACCCATTTTGTTCCAATTAATTCATTTACTTGACTACCCCAAGTTGGTAACGTACCACCGTTACCGTATTGCCATTGCCATGTTGTTGTATCTTCTTGTGGTAGTGTACCAGCTGTATAATTTCCAGGTGTTATAGGTTCTTTTTTACATGATGTAAATAAGGATAAAAATAAAAACAACCCAAAACATAATAGTATAATTAACCCAATACTTTTTACCACATATATAATCTCTTTTTTCATAGTTTTTTAATTTGATAATACAAATGTAAGTATAATTTTTTAATTATCCAAATTTTAAACAAAATTTCTTACATATTGTTTTCTATGATATTTGTTTGAACCATGTTTTTTCAATGCTTCAATATGGTCTGGTGTTAAATACCCTTTGTTTCCACACCAATTATATTCTGGATAAAGTGCATGTAGTTTACACATGTATTCATCACGTCTTACTTTAGCAACAATAGCAGCTGCTGCAATGCATGTATACGTATCATCACCTTTTGGTACTAGAGTTACTTCAGCATCTTTATCACGTTTCGTCCATACTGTACCATCAATAAGAATGTGTTCTGGTGTTACTGATAAATCATCTAAACACTTATACATAGTGTTGAATGTTGATGGGTTTATACCTATATCGTCTATTTCTTTAACAGAACCAGCGTGACATGAAACAGCAATAGCGTTATCCATGATTAATTTATAGGCTTCATCTCTTTGTTTTGGGGATAGTTTCTTTGAATCTCTAATGAGTGGTGATTTAAAACCTTTTGGCATTATTACAGCCGCTGTGACGACTGGACCAGCACCACAACCTCGCCCAACTTCATCTAATCCAGCAACCAACTTGTAATCACCGAAATCTTCTAGTGTTTTCTTTTCTTTTGCCATACTTTTTTCACAAATGTACGACTTAATATCAATAAAACCTAATTATTCTTCTATTTTTTTGATAAATTTAACCAATATACCAGCTATTTCAACTTCAAATTCATCTGTATAAACACATTTTTCTGATGGTGGATTTGATTTGTAAAACAATTGTTCGGTCATTGCTTTATGGTTTTTAGGGTTCAACTCATAAATTAAACTTAACCCTTTTTTTTCTATATTTTCATTTTCAAAGATTTCAGAAACCGTTTTTATTAATTTATTGTAATCCATTTTTAAAATTTTGTAAATAACTTTTTTATATTAATCATAAGTCTTTCAAACCAAGTTTTTTTTATGATTTTAACCTTGTTAGGGTTCTTTTTAATTTCTTCACCTAACCCAGATTTTATTTCGTTGATTAGCTGAGCTTTTTTCAAAGCAGTTTTATATTTTTCATTCAAGATAGCGTTACCAGCTTGGTTCATTTCTCTATCTAACATCTTATCGTTCATATTCTAGTAATTTTTTCAGACAAACCTTTATATAAAGGTGTTGGTATTTTATCCTTTGAAAACCACCCATATTTAAGGTTTTCATGGTCTAATGTAGGTTTAAATTCTGACATTGTAAAGCCTTTATAGTAATAAAATTTTCTATTTTTACTTGGTATATACTCGGTTCTATCATATTCAAATTGAATGTCTGATGCATCTATTTGTAACTCTTCACCAATTTCTCTTCTTAATGTGTCAACTGGTTTTTCACCTTCATCCATACCACCAGACATAAGAGCCCATTTTGGGCTTGGGTCATTTCTATATAATAAAAACACACGATTTGTTTTAAGACATTTAATAAGAACACCAGCAACTTGTTGTTCATCTTCTGATTCATTAAGTTTTTCATCATCATATGGTGGTTCGTTATCATGACCACATTTATGACAAACATATAAATCAGATTTATCTGATTCTGAAGCTTTCCAATCCCAACCACAGTTTTCACATGTTATAGTAAAATCATTTACCGCTTCTTTTAATAAATTTTTAATTAGTGTTTTCATTATAAACTATTTTATTATAAATATTGACTATACCATCTATAATCACTATATTTAAAATAAAAACTATGATTACATTAATTTTTATTCTTATTTGCTACGGTGCGTGTAACAACATGATTTACGGTTCCGTATTTGAAGGTTGGAGAAACTTTCTAGCAAGAATGGGTACTGGAGGTTACAGTATCCACAAATTATTCACATGCTTTATGTGTTTAGGTACTTGGATGGGGTTTGCTATATCCGCAATTATGTTGTATTTTGGATATGGTAAATTAACCCCTATGGGTAGTTTAGGTGTTGATAATCCTTACTTAATCGTTTTCTTTAACGGATTATTATCAACTGCTGGTGTTTGGTTAACACACACAGTTCAAGAAGCTTTTGAAAGAGCTTTTACCAAACCAGATTAAATTTTATACGGGACATATCTAACCAACCTTTTGGTAAATCTATCAAATAAGGTTGGTTTGGTAGCCCAACTATTGGCTGTTGCTAAGAACTGATAAAAATTATTTCTAAGACCTCTTATATTTTTAGATGTAACACCGTTTTCACTAAATAACCTAATCACTCCATCGTTGTAATATTCTTTATACAAAACATTTGCTGAAAATCCATTTTTCAAATTTTGTACAATATACCACAAACCAACAATTAAATCATTTTTAATTTCCTCATCATCAATCATTTTTAAATTTTTGTCGATTGTGGTTATAAACTCATGTGTAAACGATTCAAATTCATATGGAAGTTTATCGTATTCTGTTTCTTTAGAATCAATAGTTTTTCTTATCTTCTTTTTGGTAACTTTAGGGTCAGCTGCATGAATTAATTCATGTCTAATAGTTGATTCTAATTGATTTAAGTTATTTATGTTTAATTTAGCTACGTTTATTGCGATACCATAATTGCCAGTTTCAAAATAAGCTATATCGTTTGAGTCCTTGTTATAAAAGAACCCAACAGATACTTTTTTGTATTTACCATCTAGTGTTTTAATTCTGTATAGTTTAAAAAAGTTTTCTGGTCTAATATAACCATCAATATGTTCAAATTCTTTATTAAATTCTTTTGTTTTCTTGTTTATGATTTGTGGAAATATTTTATTTATGACTAATTTTTCATCTCTAGTCAAATTTTGTTGTTCACCTTTTTTTAATTTGTTTATACCACGATATAAAGATTTAACAACTGGAAAAACAACTGTTCTAGTTATTTCATCAGCTTCTGGTGAAACCTTATCAATGGTAACAATATTTGATTCATCAACAACTGTTAGATATTCTAACAATTTAGATTTAATAAAATCTTTCATCTAATTTTTATTATAAATATTTAAAACAAATAAAAAAGCCCTTAATATTAAGGGCTTTTTATTAAAGATTTTTGATTATCACAATCGGTTTTTATCTAGGTGGTAACTCCACCTTGCTTGAAACATTCTTTATTTTGTCGGTTTGTTTTTTACTTTTTAAATATTCAATGTTTTTTCTAGCTCTTTCTTCTTCTTCAATAGCCTCCATTTCTTCTTCAGAAAGTTCAATAGGATTTCCATTTTCATCTAAATAAGTGTGTTGTTGTGAATTTATTTCATTTTCAAATTTTTCTTCACCAGATGTTGCATATTCTTCAATATTTTCTGGATATAAATCTGGTGTCACTGTTTCAATAACTTCTTCCTCTTCATAAGTGTCTTCAATATCTATATCGAAATCATTTAATTTTGGTACCAAATCTTCTTCAGTAAAACTGAATTTAAGTCTTTTTAGTTTATCTAAACTGTTCTTTTTGAACACTTCTTTAAGTTCGTTAACTTTTTCTCTAAGTAAGTCGTGTTTTTTCTCACGTTCTACATTGATATCGATTGTTTTCTTAACGTAACCTAGTAATTCATCTAAACCAATACCTTCTACTTCACTAAATAACATAAAGTAGTTCATTTCATCGTTTCCTTTAACCTTTTTGACTTTAGAGTCATCTGGTAGTGTCCACCCTTCTTTAAAAACAGCATCAACCAAAGGAGTACCTTCTAAATATCGTATCCCTATAACATATGGCTGTAAAGAATCTAGTGTTTTTTGTATATTTGACATAGTTTTCTTAGTTTAAATTGTTATGCCAGTAAAAATTACCGATAAAATATATGCAATAGATATACCTAACAAGTATAATGATACATTCGAAATTCTGTATTTTTTTGGTTCTTCATCTGTTGATGTTAATGCCGCTTGTAGAAAGTAATATGAATGTCTAAGTAAATTTAGACATGACATAAAGAATAATATTAGAAATATTTTATTAAGTATAACTATTAGCATAATTTTAATTTTTATTAAGCAGCTTTAGCTGTCTTATTTTTAGATGAAACATCTTGTCTCAAAGTTTGTGATAAAGTTCTGATTTCTTGTAAACCTTTTCTAAGTCTTACACCAGCAGCTTTATTACCTTTTTCGTAAAATTTAGTCGCATCTTCTTCGATAGAAGCGATTAACGTTTTTAATTCTTCAAATTTTTCCATTTTAGTTTTCTTTTTGGATATTGTTATTGTTATTATTTATTAGATTGCTAAATTTAGCAATACTGTTTTCAATGGCTGATAATCTAGCCAAAATATTTTTTATGTTATTGACCCTAACGTCAATAGATTGGTCTTTTGAATTTATAGCGTCTTCCAGTTCGCTTTCCAATTTCAATTTATCTATTGAAAGTTCAGCCATTACAATGTTAAAAAGTCTTTCAGTATTCATGTTATAAAACTAATGCATTATTATTAAAAATAAATAGTAAAACGTATTTTTTATTGATTAATCAACGATTTTTCAAAAATATTATAAATTTCAATAAGTGTATCTATGTCTGCTTGTGTTTTTGATTTGTCATATGTAAAAACATCATTCCATATTTTCAATATACCAGTATCTGTATAATCATATGGTTTTTTACCATCATAAGTATAAAACACTTCTAGCATAAATTCTAAAAAATAATTATATAATTTAACACTTTTAAAATAAATACCCTCTTCTTTAAAATTTTGAATTATTTTATCCCAACACCATTTAAAATGTTTTATTTGGTCCTCAACACCCATAACATCATCACCCATATATGTATCAAATGCAAGCATCAGTAGTGATTGAACAAAATCACCATAGAGCTCGCATTTTTCATATTTTATGTTGTTAGAAGCGTATATAATAGATATACTTTCCTTACTTATTGGATTGTGTATGTAGGCCAAGAAACTAAGTTTATCGTAATTATTATCCATCTTTTAATTTTTATTGAATATAATGACTAATCAATAAAAATAAAGTTTATTTTATATCATTCGACTCAATAAGTGTGTAAGTGAATGAATTACCATGAATTTTTGCAGATTTTTTAACGATTTTCATAAACTCATCAAAATCTTTAACTCTTTTAAATACTTGACAACCTTCGCTCCAGTTTTCAACCCATGTTGAATCTTGTCCAGCTTTATGTATATTGATACCATAAACACCTTCAGTTATTGTTTTCTCATCAAATATCATATCTTTGTTTGCATCACGATAAACTTTTACTGGTTTAACTTGTCTTAATGCTTCATATTTACCTTGGTGAAGTCCTAACGCATGTGAGCCTCTATATTGCCCTTCAACTAACCTAGCAACACCACCAGCGTTGTGAAATTCCATAACACCTTTTTTTCCTGGCTCGGTTGTGTTCATCCATTCTTTATAAACCCACGCACCAGTTTCATCTTTGTAAGAAATTGTAATGATATCGTCAAACACATTTGTTACTTTATTCCCAGTTGATGAATTTCTAACACCTACAATGTTAACATCATATGTTTTATTCGCTGTGTCTTCAAAATAAACATACCCTTTAGCTTTTAATGCTGCTTGAATTTTTTCTCTTGTGTAAATCATAAATTAATTTTTATCTTTTTTGTCTGAGGCATATTTTACCCCCATTATTGTACCTATTATACTAAAACTGTTTGTTAATAAAATACCAAACATGTTACTCCATGAAGATTCGATTATTTTTGTGTCACCACCTATTGCTAATATGTATACGTATATGAATGTTGTTATAACACCAACACTTATTATAATTGTCAACGCTATTTTAACAATCAACCCAATAAGTTCAAATTGTGTTCTTTTTTGTAATAAATCTAAATCATCTTCAGCTAATTTTTTAGCTTCTTCTGTTTTTTCTAACGCTTCTTTTAATTCTACGTTTATTCTTTCGTTTTCTTCTTTAGCTTTTATTAATTGAGAATTTTGAGCTTGTACTTGTTTTGTAATATTTAACCTTTTTCTTCGGTTTTCATTATCGTTTTCAATACAAGTTTCTAAATATTTTTTAAAATCTTCATCATCCGTTTCAATAATTTTGGCAATATTTCCCTCTAAACCTATTTTTCTAGATTCATATAGTTTTAAAAGTTTTTCTATTGTTTTTTTATCGAATGTTATCATTATCTATATACTTTAAATGACGTTTTACCGTGTTTGTAATTTTCAAAATCTTTTCTGAAGTCCTCTAATCTAGGTTCTATATCATCTGTTTTAACTATCCAAAATTGAGCACCAGCTTTTACAGCTTTTGCTTGTTCTTCTGGTTCATCACTAGATGATATTATTCCAATTATAACGTGGTTACCATATTCAAAATTGATTCTTCTAATCAATTCAATACCATCAAAACTTGAACCTATAATGTTTAAATCAACAAAAACACACTCTGGTCTTTCATCTGTTTTATTATTTTCGTACCACTCCTTGAACATTTTTTCAGCTTCATCTGCTGAAGAAACGCTTTGTAGCGAAAGTGTTATATCCAGAAGACTGCAAGCATCTTCAAAAACTAAGTGGAATAAGTCTTCGTCATCCACCAATAAGATTGAATCTATCATAACTATTTAATTTTAATTTTCATTTTAGTACCTATTTCATTTTTTTCACATCTAATACCAAAACCATGTTCCTTTAATATCGCAATACAAATATTTAAACCTAAGCCAGTTCCTGGTTCTTTTTGGTTTTTATTTCTAGTGTAAGGTTTTGAGTATTCTTCGAATTGTTCTTGTGTTAGACCTCTACCATTGTCTTGTACAATCAATGTGTCTTCGTCTTCCATATAGATACTAATCATTTTATTATTTGAATCATTATATTTTAAACCATTTCTAATAAGGTTATCAATAGCAGTACAAAATAAAGATTCATTTACCTCATGATTAGGTAAATCTTCAATTTTAATTTGACTAAAATATGCTGTTGATTTTAAGAAATTAGATAAAATTTCTTTAAGATTATGATAATCTTTAGATAAAACAGCGTCTTGTTTAACTAAGTTTGTAAATTCATAAACACCCTTATAAACTTTTTGTGTATGTTTTAAACCTTCTTTCAACATTCTTAAAGGTGCTTCTAGTTTTGATTCTTCAATGATTTCTGGTGATAATCTTCTCTCTAATGAACTAATACCTCTTGGGATATATGTATTTATACCAGAATGCATATCGTGTCTTAGAATCTTTGCAGCGTGTTCTAAATAGGTATTCTTTTTGTTTAATTCATTCAATGATTCATATAATTCTGTAACATCTTGTCTTATTGATGTGAAACCAATTAATTCATCAGTATCATGATTAAATTCTGCTTTGATGTATGTATCAACGTAATATAGTTCACCTTTTTTATTTTTATTAACAACTAAATCGTGCCAAATTTTTCTGTTTTTAACAGTAGTCTTATACATCTTAGTCCAATAATCTTTTGATTGTATTCCAGAGTTTACTATGTTATGGTCTTTACCCAAAACTTCTCTCTTGCTATACCCACAAACTTCAATAAACTTTTTGTTTGCATAAGTTATTTTACCATGCTTGTCGGTTTTTGAAATCAATGCTGTTTCATTCACGAATTCTTCAAAATCAACCATATTTTTCTCAACCATTTTGTTTTCTTTAACTGAATACATAAATGCAAATAAAGATGATAACATCTCAGCAAAATTAATTTCTACTTTGTGCCATTCTCTAGATTCAAATGATTCAATACAAATAACACCAATAACTTTACCCTTGTAATAAATTGGAACATCTAACATAGAATTTACACCCAAAGGAATTAAATATGATTCAGTAAAACATTTCGTTGATTGGTGTGTTCTTGCATCATTTGCAACAATTATAGGGTCAACTATCAACGCATTAAAATAAGGCTCATAATCCTTCTTATATAACGTAATATTATCATACCATTTGTCTTCATGCTTTACATATAACTGTTTACATATTATTTCTGTTTTATCATCATTATATAACCATATTGAACATCTATCAGTATTAGTTGATAGAGTTACTTCTTTTGTTAAATGTTTAGAACCATCTACAATATTTCCTTCGTAAAATAATTGATTGTGAGATTGATGAATTAGAGTTTCGTTTAATTTTTTAGCGTAAAAATTTAACTTGGTTGACTCTTTGCTTTTTTTAATAAAACCTTTAATAAATAATGCAGCTGGAATACTAAATAAAATTATTGATACGTAATTAAAAATTGCAATTTCTTTACATAATGGAATATAATCTAACATAACAAAAGTATGCGTTAAAATATAAAACACCATTATTGCAGAACCGATACCAATATAAATTTTATTCAATTTATCCATGTTATAACTTTTTATAATAAATATTAAAATAAAACGAAAAACCCCAGCCGTAGCCAGGGTTTTATTGAATTTATTAGTAATTTTATTTTTTAAAATATAAATCAGCTTCAGCGGTTCTTCTTGTCACCAAACCTTTAAGTGTTCTACCACCAGCTTTTGTCCATTTCATGAACTCTGCTCTGATTGTTTCATCGTTTGGATTAGCATTAACTTTCTTCAACAATGTTGATGATTTTAAATTTGCTGGACCCAAATTATAACAAAATGATACCAACGCATCGAATTGATTTTGTGTTATGCTATCGATACAATATGAGTCAACATATTGTTCAAATTTTGACAACATAGACTTTAATAACTCAACACCTTCAGCTTCTGTTACTGGTTTGTCAGTCATTGTTACTTTTTTACCGTTTGGGTAAAACGTTGCTCCGTATGCTATCGTTGGTATCCCAGCTGGACACTTATAGGGTTTTGAACTGAACCCTTCAAATTTTTTGATTAGTTCGATACCATGGGTACCAGTTTTTGTAATTTTTTCCATAACTTTTTATTTATAAATATCCATAAATAAAAAAGGTACCCATTAGAGTACCTTTTTTTAATGTTTTATATTTATTTATAGTTTACCACCTTTTTCAATATAAAAATTCTTTAATAGTTTTGTATCAAACTGACTTAAATATTGCCAATTATCATTTTTTCTATTCATATTTGGTAAAGCTAATATTTTATCAATAATACTATCTTTTTCAGCGTCACCAGTATTTGATGGTTCTTTTGGTCCATCGTAGTTTACTTTTGGTTCTTTCTTACTTTTAAGTTTTTTAAATACATTATAAGCAATACAACCTAATACAGCAGCTGCTAACCCACCTAAACCAGCAACAGCCATTGGGTCATGTGCATGTTGAAGCATATCAACAAGACCTACATTTGTTGCCACTTTTTGCATAATCATAGGGTTTGGGAAAAATTTATCCGCTAAATACGTACCACCAGCAAACATACCCAAGAAAGCACCAATATTACCACCTTGGTCACCCTCAGTTAAGCTTTTAGATTGTTCAACACCATAATGAATTGCATTTTTTAAAAATGCCATGTCTGGTATTTTAACAACCATATCTTCATCTTCTTGAATATTACCCATATTCATGAACTGTTTAAGTGCATCAATAGCTTTTGGGTCATTCATTATTTTATCTGATATGTTTTGTATTAATGGGTTGTTAATTATCTTTGGTACAGCGTTTTGAATAGCTGTTTCTATTTCGCCACTACTTTTTTTTTTAAAGCATCATCCGTTGATATTTCATGCTCATCACCATATTCGTCTAATTCCATTTTGTTAACAGCATCATCCGTTGATATTTCATGCTCATCACCGTACTCATCTAATCCCATTTTTTTAACAGCATCGTCAGTTGATATTTCGTGTTCGTCACCGTATTCTTTTACTTGTTTTATGTTTAAATCATAAACATCTCTAGTATCAATATTAGAATTAGATGCAGCGTTTAATTTATCTTCTTTTGCTTTCTTTCTTCTTTCAAATTCTAAATCCATTAAATCATCAACATCTCTAGTGTCAATCTTAGATGCAGCGTTTAATTTATCTTCTTTTGCTTTCTTTCTTCTTTCAAATTCTAAATCCATTAAATCATCATATTCGTCTAAGTTTTCAGACATTGGTGCGAAAAAGTTTTCACCTAATTGGATTCCTTCACTCATACCAGCTTTACCCATATGAACATGTTTTTTAGCTTCAGCAGCGTGAGGTACATTAATTTCATCCCAGTTACCTTTTTTAACACCTTTTGCTTTTGATGTTTCTACGTTTTCAGTTGTCACATCTTCAACTTCTTCAGTTTCTTCTTCTTCATCAGCGTTAAAAGATTCTTTCATTGTTACGTGTTTAGTAGCTTCAGATGCTTTTTTCTTAACTCCTTCCCACTCACCTTTTTTAGGTGCTGGTGCTTTTGTACCTTTTTCAGTTGATACAGAACCTTCAACATGTTTTTTAGCTTCTGGTGCATGTGATACAGCATCATCTAAATCACCTTCTTTAGCAGCTGGTGCTTTTGTTCCTTTATCTTTAGATACAGAACCTTGTACATGTTTAGTAGCTTCTGGAGCTTTTTTCTTGATATCTTCCAAGTTACCAGTTTTAGCTTTTGCACTTTCAATGTCTTCAGCTTCCATTAATTCTCTAGTTTTAGACCAAATGTCAGTAAACATTTTGTTTTCATCTAATCTAGCTTTACCTTTTACAGTACCTAATGTTTCTTGAGATTTGTAACCCATAAGATGTTTCATGTGAGCCATATCTTCGTTAACCATAGTTTTGTCAGATGCCATAAGAACAACTGCTTTACCTTCAGTCAAATTACCTTCCCAACGGATTTTATAGTTTTCAACACCATCAGTCATTTCGAATACTTTATTATCTACTTTGTATGATTCTGGTATCATTTTCAGTGCGTTTCCAACACCGTTAAATTCTTTTTTAAAGTTAAGTCTTTTCATTGATTGTTTTATTTGCGGTTTATTGTTATCTTTATTTTCTGCTAATGCTGAATGTTTACCCATTGGTTTATTACCTTTAGGAACAACTTCAATATCATCACCGAAACTCATAATACCAGTTTCAGAATCTAATCTCTTTTTAAATGAAGCTTTTGCATTTTTAGCTAAATTTTTACCAAAATCGTCAGATGAAGCACCCCAAGTTTCCTCAGCATTACCCATATCTTTTCCACCCTTGTTACCCATAATTGAACTACCTTCTAAAGCTTGTTTAGCTCTATCTTTAAATTCTTTGTTTGGTTCTCTATCATATTGAATCATCTCTTGACCATTCATGATTTCCATTTGGTCGTGATATTCAACTTCTTTGTTGTCAGTATAGTTGAATTTGTTAGGTGTTTTAGTTGTTTCCATACCTTTACCTAAAGATTTCTCATAAGCAGATAAATTCTTATCGATATCTTTAACACCTTGTTTATTAAACTCTCCAGATTTTTTCTTAGCAGCATTTGTTACAGTAATCCCTGGGGTTGCTGTTTCACCTTTTGCTTCGTTAACAAATTTTTGAGTTAAGTGTTTTTTTATTATATTTTTGTCCATCTTTAATTGATTTTATTATAAATATCTTAGTTTTTGATAAAGTATTAAGACTTATTATTTTTTGATTGAATAATTCTTTTTACTTCATCTATTGTTTTACCAGTTTTTTTAGCAATCGCTTCATAAATTTTACTTTCAGATAAAGAAGGTGCATTTACGTTTCCTTTTGTTTTTTTAATTGTAACTACTTTATCAACAGCCCCAGCACTACATCCAGAACCAGCTGGTTTATTGTTTAATTTTGTACAATCGTTAAATTCAACAAAGCCACCACCAGCCCATTGTGTTTTTTTGAAAGCTTTTGGTTTTGTTTCAGCAAAGTCAGTATGGTTTTTTTTCATTTCGAATGCTGGTTTTGTGTATTCACCAGTTGTGCTAGGTGTTGCGGTCATTCCTTCTCTAACAACTGGAACATTTGTAACTATCGGCATTCTTTTTTGAATTGTTTGTGCACCTAACGCTGGAGTAAACGGACCAGCATCACCAGCATTCATTTCATCAATACCACCAAACATGTTGTATTGTCCGATTGGTTTTTTAGGTTCTATTGGTAAAGTTTTTGTAGTTATATCTTTTTCAGCTCTTGCACTGTGCATAGCATTTTGAGCATCTCTTTGTTTAAATCTTTCAATATCTTGTGCAGCAGATTTAGCTCTTATTGCAGCTAAACTTTGTCTGATTCTTTCTTTTTCTTCTGGTGATTTTTCTTCATAACCACTTGGTTGTTGTCTAAATGGTTCAGCTAATCTTGATTTTATATCACCCATGTCCATTTCGTTAACACCAGATAATATAGATGTAAGTTTAGTGTCTTTATCATAAACACTCAATAATTCATTTTTAAGTGCATCATCAATTTTTACCAATTCAACACCGTTTTCCCAATCTTCTAATCCTTCACCAGCTTCGTTAGCTAATTCGTCAGCATATGCAGCTAAAACTAATGGTTCTTGGTCTTGGTTTCCTCTCCAATCATAATAGTAATCAAATTCTGGCATACCATCTTCATCTTTACCTACATATTCTTCTTCAGCAAAACCTAAATCATAAGCAATTGAGTTTAAGTCTTCTTCAGAAACATTGTCATAATAGAATGAATATAATTGACCAGACTTGTCTTTTAATATTGCTATTTCTCTATTACTGTAAAGTCCTTCAAATGATAATTGATTTGGTTGTATACTAGCTTTACTATATGATGGGTCTGGTTGATTAGCTGGGTGGTCTGGGTGTGAATCAAACCAATCACCTTCTTCAATTTCTTCTTTTTCACCACCAATCATTTGTGATAATTCAGATTCTACAGCTTGTTTAGCATCTTCAGCTGAACCCAATGATTTAGATAACTCAAATTTACCATCTTTTTTAATAATGATACCTTTTGATTCTAACGCATCACAAATATCATCATAAGTCAAATCATGTTCAGCCCAAAATGGAGAAAATTCTTCAGTTTTTCTATAAAGATATTTTATCAATTCTAAAGTTTCATGTTTTAAATCACCAATAGATTCTTTCATAAATTTACCCATACCAGCTCTAGAAACACCTTTGCTAGGTACATCTTTTTTTATATTAAAATCAGATTCTGTTTCACCTAAATTTTTAATATTTTTATTTGCAAATTCTTTTTGAAAAGTTTTATCAACTAAATTTTTTTTAAGTACTGGAAACCCTTCTTTTAAAAGGCTAGTGATTCTATTGTATTGTTCTTTGGTTATTTTGATTTTTTTCATGATATATTTAGTTATTTTTATTAGATATATTATTCACCCATGTAGCTCTTTTAACCCAAAGAGTTTTATATAATTGTGTCAAAACATTTTTAGTGATGTCAACAATTTTGTCTTCTAACTCTTTTTCATTTTTTATCCTATCTTTAACAATCTTTTCAATTTTGTTTTTAAACTCACTAGAATCCATATAGACCTTGATTTGTTTATTAACATCAGTTTTTGTTAAATCTTCGTTAAGTTTCTTTTTCATTTTGGGTAATTTGTTTTATATATAAATATGATAAATTAACAAAAAAAGCCCTAATCCTAGGGCTTTTATTTATTATTTATATTTTTCTATTTGATTTTGTAATCACCAACTTCTAACTTTAAAGTGCAATTCATAAAATCACCGCTATTATAACTTAATTCTTCAACATTTATTTCTTTTATCAAGCAATCAGAATATTCCCATGTTTGATACGGTGCAGCAGCTGCATCTAATATGTCAACTGAAAAACTAATTGAGTTGCCTTCTAATGCAATAGTCTGTAATTTGCTAAGGACATCACTAAAGATTTGAATTTTAAAATTTATTTCAACATCTTCAACACTATATTTTTTTATCGGTGTTTTAATACCAAATATTTTAACATAATCATGTTTTATTTTTGGTCCACTAATCTTATTAATTAAAAATGGTTGTATACCTATTTCTTTTGGTAAATTAATTAAAAATCTATTTTTTCTACCGTACTCAACATTTACTGGTACTAGATTTTTTAATCGTTCTTCTTTAACATTAACTGGCCCATCTAACACACTTTTACCTTGAGTCAAAGGGTTTTTCTTACCAGTTAATTGTTCATAATAAGGATTAGCTTCACCAGTATATGGGTCATAAAGAGGAATCTCTTTTTTCTTTTCTAGAATATATGCTTTTGGTAACGGTTTAGTTGTTGTGTTTGCTACTGGTGCAGATTTTCTAGTCTTTTGTCTGTAATTTTTCTTTTTTGTTGTAGAAACCTCTGGTTTTGGAGGTGTTGGAACATTTTGTGTCATAAAACTTTATTTTTTTATTTTTATATTATTTAATACGCTTACTGTATCTTTCATACAATCACTGTATACTTTTGCTGTGTAATAAGGTTTAAATTTGAATAAACCCCATAAGTATTTGTGTTCGTAATCTTTATATAAGAATGTCGTTAAATTGTCTTTGAACTCTTTATTTGTAAATGCTATAGAGTCTTTTTTAATATACCCAGTTAAATTATAACATTTTTCTTTTAAAGAGAAATAACTCTTTTCTGAAACACTATCTTTTCTTAAAACACTAGTAGTCACAACTGAATCTCTAAATCTGTATCTAGTTTCAATTATATTTGTGATTTGTTTTGTTTTTATTTTTAACTCATTAGCCAAACTATCATATTTTGGATACAGTTTTTCTAATTCTTTTGCAGTTAATTCTTGTTGTCTTGATTTATCAGTCAACACAGCAACATAATTGTCGTTGAATCTTTTTCTTTCTGCTTTTTCGTTTTGATATAGTTTAAATAACCCATACATAGATGTTAAACATAACGTCAATACGATTGCTAATACTAATATTATTCTATTTCTTATCATGATTTTATTTTTTACCGTCTAATTTTTCGTCATACAAAAATTCTTTTGTACCAGCAACATCATCTCTAAGGTTTTTCAAGAAACCTTGTAGTTTTTTAATTATTTCGTTAGCTTCATCACCTTCAACGTTTTCACTAGATGATACAACATCTTTGTTAGATAAAGCAATTGTAAAATATAATCCAGAATTTTGATATTGTAAAGCTTCACCGTTGATAACCAAGTCTTTGTTTTTTGATACGTAAATACTAGTCACATTAACATTTGCAATGTCTTCTAATTTTTTATCTAAATCTTTAAATCTTTGGTCATCTTTATCTAATTCAAAATAAGAATCATCTAAATTGATAAGTGGTTCACGACCTTCTTTAGGTGATTCAGCCATTTTTGGTTCTTCTTCTGGTAAATCATCACCAGGTACCAACGTATTTTGTGGCATTTCTTCTGTTGCTGGTGCTGTCATTTCATCAGCTTCTTTTATTAATGATTTTTGACTATTTCTGATGATATCCATCATTTTTTTTGTCATGTCGTGTTCATTGATGTTTTCTTTCATATTTTTTTATATTTGTTCAACTTTATTTTTAAACTCTTCACAATTCCATGCTGGTGATAAATCATTATAATACCTTTCAATATTACTTTTATAAACAACCCCTTGGAAATCGGTTAAATCATCTATTTTAGTGTTGTGAGACATCGCAACATTTGGAATGAAAAACTCATCACACAACATAGTTACTAATTCTGCACATGATTCGAATTGTTTATCAGTATAATGAGCCCACATATTATTGCCTCTCCATAACTTCCCTACAACTCTACCATTATAAATATCACCTTTCCAGTTATAAAACGCATCACCATCTTTTTTTCTTGTCAACCAACCATCATTCTCTAATAAAATAATAATTGATTTGGTATCTAGTTCTAACTTACCAAAATATTTTGATTGATACTTAGGGTCAAAGTGCTTATAAACAACACCAGCTGCATCTATTGTAAATGCAGCTGTTTTATTATAGTGTCCGTTGTTTCTTTTTTTCCAACCCACAAAATGTTTCATATCATGGTTATTGGTGTGTCCGATTACTATTTGTTTTTTAATACATTCAATCGGTATATAGTTTTTTTCTTCTAAAAGATATGTTTTATCATCGATTATCATTATCCACGTTTAAAATATACTTTGTTATTATCACCGTTTTTAACGATTTTGTTTGAACCTATTCTTTCAATAGTGTTTGATGTTTTAGGTTGTGGAATATCTACTGAAAACCCTCTACCTTCTTTTATTTCTTTGATATCTTCCAAATTAACTTTACCAGTTGGTATTACTGGTTGTTTTTTATATAATGGAACCTCAACATTTTTATCACTAACAGTAGTTGATGGTTCTATTTGAGTTACAGCATCAGTTATTTGGTCATTTACAGCATCACTTAAAGCATCACTTACAGCATCATCATGTTGTTCATCTTCTAGTATTGGTTCTTCAATTGGAAACCAAATATCTTCTGGTATAGGTAATGATACTCCAGATAAATCAATCTCACCAGTTTCCTCATCAACTTTTATTCCCTCATTTACACCCTCATTTACACCCTCATTTTTCGCTTTTTCTTTTATAACTTCAACAATTGTTGTTGGTGTTTCACCAGATGGTATATAATTTATTTTAGGTTCCAACGGTGTTTGTCTACCTTCCAATTCAAATACTCTATTGGTAGCCAATACCAGTGCAATAGCCAATGGGTCAAACACAAATATAAGTAATAGTATCATGTAGTTAACTACGTTAGCCATAGGTGTTCCAGTCAATTCAGAAACATATTTAAGTGGACCAACTTCACCAGCTACTTCACTACCAGCTTTTAATTCAATCGCTTTTACATTATAAGCATTTACTGAATCTGATAAAACAATATTTTTAGCATTCAAGGCATCTATTTCACTGTTTAACAATTGGATTTGTTTGTCAGAACTTTCAATATCTCGTCTAGCGTTTCTTTGGTTTCTGTTATTGGTTGAATTATCCAATCGTGATTCTTGATTACCTCTAAGGTTATTCAATTGGTCAGCACGTTTAGTTTTTGTTTCAATAATTTTTGTGTTGTCGGCTATAGTTTTCTCAAACGTTTGTTTTTTAGCTTCTAACACACCTAACTCACCTTCATGTAATTCCAATTTGTTAGCAGTTGATTGATAAGCATTTGAGAGGAAACCGTAGATACCAGCTGATGTTATTATCATAAGAATCCCAACGCTTATTGTTAAATAAATCTTTAATCCTCTGGCTAATTTATGCCAATATGTGTGCAACGCAGTTGTTGTAACTACTTTACCAATTTCCAATACGCTAGCCATTATAATAACAGCAGTACTAGCACCAGCAAATAGCTGACTTAAACCCCATACTGAAAAATATGCAGCACAACCAGCAACTGAAAGTGCTAATATCAACATTATGTAACTAAATTTAATTTTCATTTTCTTTTGTTTTAAGATAAATATTCAATAACCAAAAAAGGGATTAAAAACCCCTTTTTTATTTATTCATTAATCAAATCATATAAGTCATGGGCGTTATGTCTTAACTTTCGTATCGCCTTTTCTTTAATTTGTCTAATTCTTTCTTTTGTTAAACCGTACTTTTCACCGATAGCTTCAAGAGTCATAGCTTCACAATCAGTGTCTATACCGAAATAACATTCAATTATACTTCTTTCTCTTTCATCTAAAATAGAAAGAGTTTTAGATAGTTGTTTTTTTATTCTTTCATCAATCTCTATTTGATTCTCATCTGGCATTTCACCTGGAATTAAATCAATCAATTCATCACCTTCTTCATTAATGTATTCATTTAATGAAGCACATTTAGGGTATTTAGTCATTGAAAGTTCTGTTTCACCATCAAAGATTTCACCAAATATTGGTTCTCTTTCGTTAGCATATTCAAACTTTGCAATTTCTTTGTTTAGTTTTGAAATCTTATTGATTACATTTGCTGGAAGTCTTACAACTCTAGCGTTATCATTAAGACTTTGGATTATAGATTGTTTTACCCACCATACAGCATAAGATATAAATCTAAAACCTCTTTTATAATCAAATCTGGTTGCAGCTTTAACCAATCCGTAATTACCTTCACTTATTAAATCAGACAACGGTAACCCTTGTCCTTGATATTCTTTTGCGATAGAAACAACAAATTTGAGGTTAGCATTTACTAATTCCTCAACTGCTTTTTTATCACCATTTTTTATTCTTTTTGCCAAATTAACTTCTTGTACTGAAGTTAAAACTACTGATTTTCTTACATCTTTAAAATATTTTGAAATACTATCTTCAGTCTCAAAATTAACATACTTTTTATTCATCAAAACGTTTCATTTACTCTCATTTTTCGTTATTTTTTACTATGTAAATATACGACAAAAACCCTTAAAAGTCAAGGGTTTTAATCAATTATTTTACTAAAAGTGGTAATATTTTTTTATCGTAATCGGTCATATTTTCAATGCCGTTATCGATAATTTTATTCATTATTTCTTCCCTTTCTCTTGGGGTCATTTCTTCAATTTCAGATTCGGTAAGTCTTTTTGGTTTTATAACCGTTTTTACTTCCATACCTCTTTCTTTGAACTTTTTACTGTTTTCTTGTATTATTTTAGCATCTTCAATAGCATCCATCAATTTTGATGCCCTTTTTTTCAATATGTCTTTATCCATATTGGCTAAAAAACCAAATAATCCATCATGAATCTCTTTTTTGGTTATATTATATCCAGAAGATTCTGGGTCTAAATCAAAAACAAAAAAACTTCTTTGATTTAATTTAAACCAATCAGTCAACTCTTTAGGTTCCAGAGCTGAGGAAAAAGTAGCGATAACAATCCCTCTAGCATCTAAAACATTTGGTTTATCATCGCTAACTTTTTCAATTTCATTGAAGACACCTTTGGTATCCCCCATGATAACAACGCAATAATTTCTAAATTTCATATATCACTTTTTTAACAAATGTACATTTATTTTCATAAAAATACAAATTATTTCATAGAAATTTTTGAGATGTTGTTGTTACCCTTAACAACTGTAACCACATTATCGCCCCAATCTTTAACTAAATCGTTGTGTGTAATGAAGAAAACAATCTCATACATATCTTTTATTTTGTCGAAAAGTACTTTCAATTTTTCTAAATTTTCTGGTGCTATCTTACCCAATACTTCATCAAATGTAATAAAGTTTGGCATAGGTAGAGTAGATAATTTACCCAAAACAGCTCTCAAAGCTAAACTAGCAGCTGTTTTCTCTAAACCAGAACCAGACTTTAACAATTTTGATACATCGTCTTTAACCAATAAAAATTGAACATCGTTCTTATCATTAATAAATATCTCGACATCGAAATCTACAACCTCATCTAACAATCTTTGTACTTCAGAATTGATAATAGGTAACACAGAACGCAATACCAACTTGCTAACACCTTTCTTCCCAACCAACTCAATATAGATTTTGAATATCTTATCAATCTCTTCTTCTTTCTTTATGGTTTCAATCAATTTTGTTTTAGTATCAACACCAATTTTATGATTTTTAATATCAGTTTGTACTCTTTCTATTCTAGTGATAGCATCATCTTTAGAATACTCCAACACAGAAATATCTGTTTTAACTTTTTCTATTTCACTATCAATCTTTTTGTTTAATTCAATAGCATCTAAATTAAGTTTGTATTTCTTTAAATCGTTGCGTTTAGAAACTATATCATTTTTCAAAGAACCAATTTGAACTTCTAATCTATCTCTATTTAATTCATATTTATTCTTATCATCAATAAGTGTTTTAGTCTTATTTAATGTTTCTAATTCATCGTTTATAACTTTTATTTTAGATTCAACAGCTTTAACTTCTTTTCTAAGTTTTTCAATATCAGATTCATGTTTAGCTATGTGTTCAGAGTTATCAACGTCATCTAATTTACGATTACATGATTGGCAAATACCACCAGCAACTAAATCTTCAACAACTTTTTCTAATCTAGTTATCTCAGCAGTTTTTACAGCTTTTGATGATGTTTGTGTTGATAGGTCTTTGGTCAATGCATGGTGACGGTCTTCATCAAATGTTACTTCACCTATTTCATTTATTTTAACAACGTATGCATCAACACTTTCTTTTAACCCAACACCTTTTTCGATTAATTCAGCTATTTCTGTTTCCAAATTAGATGGGTTTAATTCAGAGATAGTTACATCAATCTTTTCTTTGCTGTTAACCAATTTATCTTTTTCATCACCCAAAGTAATGATATCAGCTTTAGCTTTTTCTAATTTTTCGTTTAAACTAGTTTCTAATTCAACTGCTAAAACACCTTTTTCTTTGTGGTCTTCTATTTCTTCAGTCAATGTAATAACATCAAAATCATTAGATTTTTTCTTTCTAGCAAATTCGTTGTACATTGTTCTAGCAGCCGCTTCTTTTAACTCTAAAATCTCTAATCCAATAAGTCTAGTTAAAACTTTTCCAGATTCTGTCGTAGTTAATCCAATTAAATCATCTAGATTCTTCTCTGTAGCTAATACAAGCATCTCAAAATCTTTTTCGCTACCAATAGTCTCCTTTAACTTTTTAGTCGTTCTAGTGGCATCTTCTTCATTCAATTGTTCTTCTTCACCGTCTGGTAATAACTTGTAATAATTAACTTTGTTTGTTACAGTCCAACCACCACCTTTTTTGGCAGTTCTTTTCATTTTACGTTCAATGATTGTTTCTTCATTATCAATTTCAATCATACCACGAACTGTCAACTCATTTTTATCACTATAAGTGTTGAAGATTTGTTCGTTTGTTTCTGTTTTAGTTGTACTACCATGCAATAAGAATTTGATTGAATCAATACTCAACGTTGTTTTACCACCTTGGTTTGCTGGAATAGAGTTTACAATAGTTAATCCTCTTAATTTACTAAATGATAAGTAATTATCTTCACCAAAAGATAAAAAGTTATTTAACATAACCCATTTAACATTCCAACTTCTATGTTGTGTTTCATTTACATCAACATTTAATTCAGCGTTAACTTTCTCGTCTAACGCTATGATTCTATTAAAGTCAACCGTTTTACCATCTCTATCAATTAACTCCTTCATAAGGGCTCTTTGATAGTTAACATCCATAATGTTTTCAATACCAGCACCAGTGATTTCAATTACATCACCGTTGGCAGTTGTTCTAACTGGACGATAAACAACGTTTATGTTGTTTTTATTAACACCATACTTGTTAGCAAAATAGTTTCTTACTCTATTTTTAGCTTCTTTGCTATAGTTCTCTGGACGGTCATCCCAATAAACTTTTATTTTTGAATACGGTGATATCGTTTTAGTATCTACTGTTACCATTTCTATTTCTAAATTATTCTCCATAAATATCTCTTTTATTTTTCTTTTGTTCAACTTCTAATTTCTGTAATGTTTCATTCCATTCTTTCTTAAAGTGTTCAGCATCTTTTTTATATGCATCACGTTCTTCTTCAAGTTTTGTTATTTTATTAGATAACTCTTTAACTTGAGAATCATCAGTTATATACACTTCCTTTTCAGTTGGAACTTCTACCTTTACCTCAACAATCTTTTCTACTATTTTTTCTACTATTTTTTCAACTGGTACTTTCTTTTCAATAACTTGAGGTGTTGCACCGAATTTTTCAACAGTAAAACCTTGTTTAAGTATTTTGATTGTAAATTCATCAATATTTGTGATATTGTTTACTCTACAATAATCCCAAATTTCATCTTTAAGTTCTTTAGATATCTCCAAGGTCAACATTTGTTAAGTCTTCACGTGTTTGATGTAACAATACAACTTCATTGTCTTTCTCATCAACGTTTATTGCTAATACTGGTTTATCTACTCTATAGATAAATCCTTCTTCATTCTCTGGGTCCATAAACCCATATTCACCGTTAACAACAGTGAAATCATCCATTTCTACTGGTAGTGAGTTAATAAACTCTTTTAATTCGCTTAATTTCATATTTTTCTATATTGATAAATAAATTGATTTTGATACTAATTCATTAAATTCTTTACAATTCTTTAATAATTTTGAATAACCTTTAGAACCAAGTTTTTTAAAAACAATATCAGTAAATTCATTCACTTTTACTAAATTAAAATTTTCATCTAGTTCTTTTATTTTATTTAAAAATTCTTTATCTATTTCTTGGTTATTTATTTTACCGTAATTTTCTATCGGTTTAAATAACGAATAAACTTCATTTTTTATATTTTCTGGAAATTCAAACCATTCACCAGAAAATCTAAATTCACCATATTTTACATGTAAATCATTTTCTTTTAATTCACTAAGACCAATTAGCTTAACAAATGGGTTACCAGTTTTAATAGATTCTAATCGTTTAATTGGATTATTTGATTTACCTATTTTGCAGACACCAGTTCTAGTGCACTCAATTAAATAACTATACATCATATTATTATAAGTTTGTAATTTTTTCTGTTCCGTTCTCAATATCTTCCAATGAAGTGATTTTAAATTGGTAATAAGGAGATTTATTTTCTACATCGTGTTCTGTAAATGTTTTTGTTTCAACATCCCAAAACAAGAATCCATGTTTACTTACATTTTCACCAAAATTCTGTTGAATAAGGCTAGATGGGTATGCCACAAGTATACCTTTATGGTTGAAGACTTGTCTTTTGTGAATATCACCCAACATAACCATATCACAACCTTCAAAGATATCTAATTCAGCACCATGGTCAATTTCATAACCAATATCTGTTTTAGCATTAATCAAAGGTGCATGGAATAAACCAATGTAAGTTTTTTCATCACCAAATTCAACTCTAGCTGACTCAATGTCTGGTCTAGCGTTTTCTTCAAAGATTGAATAAGGACACCAAACGATATTGTCATCTAAATAACACTTAGATTCTTTAAAATAGTTTATTTCTTTATCGCCCAAGAATTGTACCATAGGTGTTACACTATCCATTCTATTTGTGTTGTTTTCCAACAAATCATGGTTTCCAGCAATAAGAATAACTGGTGCTATTTCTTCTAGTTTTCTTAGAAACCAAGTTCCTAATATCAACTGCTCATTTGAAATAACAATCTTTTGGTGAACCAAATCACCAGCAACTACTATTCTAACTTCTTCTCTAGTGTAATCAGAAACAAGTTCTTTTACATCTCTAAGGAAAGTTTTAAAAACATCTTTATACTCATCATGTAGTCTAAGAGTTCTGATATGTATATCAGCTAAATGTACTATTTTTTTTACCATATTAATAAATTAAATCTTTACCCTTTTCTAATTTTTCTAATCTATAACCTTCGATTATTTCACCATCAACAACTCTTATAAGTGTTTGTCTATCCATACCTTGAATAAGGTTATCATATAGATAGAAACCGTCTTCCCATTTATTGATTAATTGCCAAGAAACTGGGTTAATCATTGGTGTTGTCATTGATAAATTAAAAGGGCTATATCTAACACCTCTACTGTCAGTTAACTGATGAAATTTGTGTTCACCAATCATTGGTTTTGTTTTTTCTTTATCCATATTATGAATTTTTCATTAAATTATAGTGATGCATTTCAATAAGTTTTTTCGCTTCATGTTTTAAATACATTATTTGTATTCTTTCGAAAGTCATTTTTTCTTTATCCCAATATCCAATACGTATTTGTCTACATTTTCTACCAGGGAACTCCAATTCATACATATAAGCATAAACCGATAATTGAAGTGAATAAATTGACCACTGACAAGCTTGTAAATGGTCAAATGGTTTAAATAATGTTTCGTACCCATAAGGGTTGAAGAAGTTGAATTCTCTGTTGGTTTTCCAATCCCATACATCAAAATAAACATCGTCAATATCGATGATTAAATCTGACATACCAGCCAACTCATATTGTTCAGCAAAAAGGATTCTTTCTGGCCATATAGCAATTCCTTCGTCAACTTTCAATGCTTCATAACCATCAATAACTTTTTGTTCAAATTGACCGTCTTCAGTATCATCTGGAAAATACCATTTGTTAGCTAACAAATAACGCTCAACAATATCGTGTACCTTTGTACCGTATATGTTAGCTTCATCATTAAGCATTTGCCAATAATCCAAAATTTCTTGTTGTGATAAACCTATATAACGTTCTTGTTTAACATTATCTGCTTGTCTAGTAATAGCCAATGACACAGCTTCAGAATCGAAGTGAGGTTCAATAGATGTAAGTGTTGTAGTTACAGATTTGTAAATTTTACCAGTTTCTCTGTGATGATACTTATGTTCAATTGGCTCAAGAAATACTGGACCAACCCATAGTTTAGCTTTACTCATAATTAAAATTTTAATACAAATGTACTATAATTTTTATTAAATTACAACTAAAATAGAGATTATTATTGGATTTGTTTTAAAGTATTTGGTTTGATATCGAATATGATAGAACCAACAGCAAAATTATCTAACGGAGTATTTCTAACATCTACACCTTCAAACCCAGCAGCTTTTAAAACTCTAGTGTTGAACATGTCGTCACTTTTAGAAGATTTTGACTGTAAATCTTGAACGAATTGTTTTGCAATTAGAATAAAATAATCGTCAGAAATATTAGCACCATAACTTCTATAAAAGTCAGCAGCATCTTTAAGTGTTTCTAACACTTCTTCATCTTCAAAATCTTCTATCGTTAAATGTTTTAAGAATTCGTTGTTTATTGGTACAACTAGATTATCGTAGTATTCTTTTGGGTTAGATGGTCTAAACAATGAATATTTAGAAAAATCAACAGCGTATACTGATTTGTCACCTATTTTACCACCAAATTTTGCTGCATGTTCTTTTGCATTTTCTATATTTCCATAGAAATAATGACCAGTACCCATTTGACCAGTTTTACCGATAATAAAACCTCTATCTGAAAGTTTCTCAGCTTTATATTGTAAATTACCAGCATGATAACCTAAATCACCTTCTGATTCAAAAATAAGTTGTCTTAATCTACTTTTTATATTCATATTACTTGTTTAGCAATAAATATCAGTAAATTTCATATTCTTCCAATTTATAAGCACCCATAAGTAGTTTTACTATACCTCTATGTCCTAATTTTTCAAATATTTTTGATGGGTCATAACCTTCTGGTGGTTTAACCAAGCGTATTCTATCTCTTAGGTTACCAAAATTAAGTTCTCTATACAATCTTTTAGCATCTTCATATGCATCATCATCTAAAACTATTACAACAAACCCTTGTGCTTTATCATGTAGCAATTCTAATAATTGTGGTGATAAGAATTTACCCAACAGAGGTACTGAATTTGGTGTTACTATATGGTCGGTAGCACCTTCAACTATGTATATTGTTGAATCCCAATTTATTTTACCTTCGTTGAATATGATTTCTTGTTTCTCAACCTCTGGATTAAGATATTTTAGTTTGGTATATTCTTTTGGGAACCATCTTGCTATAAAATAGTTTAATTCACCCTCAGAATCATAAGATGGTATGATAACCCTATTAAAGAATTTACCTCTATATGTATAACCTATTTCATATTCTTCGATTATTTCATCAGTAATACCACGTTCACGCAAATAAGCCAACGCTTGTTGCGATTTATAATCTTTTTCGGTACATTCTGATAATTTTTTATAACCCTCTGGTAGAGTTAATATTACTTTAGGTTTATCTTTTTTGGAAATTAAATCAGTATCTGGTTTAACCAATAGATAATCTCTAATATTTTTGGGAGTTGCATATTTTTTCAGTAATTTTATTACTGGTCCATGCATGTTGTTGGTTTCTTGACAAGCCCAACACTTAAACATACCTCTATTGTAGTTTATTTCTAGGTTTCCTTTACCGTCACCATCGGGCATATTCTTTTCATCCGAACAAGCTGGACAATCAAATGCCACTTGTCCAGAATCTTCATTGTGTTTTCTTGGTTCCCCTAAAAAACTCTTTAAAATATCAACCACTAAGAAATCCATAGTGCAAATGTACTACATCTTTTTGTAAATTACAAAAAATTAGTCATTTATTTTATTGGACTTTGGCTGCTATTTTCCAGATATTGTTTTTTTGCATGTAACCAATACCAGCCACATAAGCATCTGAAGTGTCGAATGTTTCTTTTTTCAATTTGTTGTTTTTATCATAAAACCATGTTACTTGTGGTTCTAATTCAGCAACTTTCTCCCAAAGAACATATTTTTTATCAACATCAAAAGGGTAATCACCAAACAATACTGGTGAGTTCTTCGCAATAGCTTTTTCAGCTAATGGTGTTCCGTCTTTTTTAAGTTTTCTGACAGCCATAAGCTCTGGAAATGCATATTTACGTGCATCGTATGATGAAATGAATTCTGGTACAACACCAATTGTATCATACACTGATTTTGAAATCATACCATTAAAACGTAATAACGTTGCAATAGTATAAACGTTGTTAGATTGTAAAAGTGGTTCCTCGATAACTACTCTAGTAATACCGAAATCGCTATAATGTGTAAGAAATTCTTGTTCAAAAATTTCAACTTTTCTGAACAGTTCTTCCATTTTATTCTCTGGTTTAGGTTTCACCTTTGGTGATACATGGTGTAATAATTTAAGTTCACCACTAGTACCTAGGTCTTCAAATAATGCAATACCAATAGTTGATGTCGAAACATCTAGTGCTAATAAAAATTCTGGTTCTTTTTCCATAAAAACTTTTTATTCTAATCTAACACAGTTTATTAAAAAATAAAGTGTTAAATCATAATATTTACAGAAAGTGCTAAAAATTGGTTAGCAGTTTTAGTAACATGACGGTCAGTTTTACCATATGCTATTAAATTACCTAAGTCATCATACAATCCAATTTCACTAATTCTAGGGACATCACCAGTACCAAATGATTGATTTGTTGTACTAGCAAATTCACCTCTATCAGCAATACATGTAATCATCTGAGTAACACTAGTTGATACGCTATCAACAGTAACTGTTGCAGCTGTAACACCAGAAAATAAAGTTGTACCAGATGACATCACATCATTAACAATTGTAGGGTGTGTAATCACAATAAATCCTTTATCCAAATAAGACATACCAACAACCGTATCAGCTGTAAGACTTAAATTATTATTTGTTTGTAAATTGTAAGTTTTTTTACCATTTACACTGAAAGGTTTTTGTAACCCATAACCAGTAGCCCAACTCAATGATGCATCACCACCGTTTGGTTTCATAATTGTATCGCAAAACATAGGGGCAATATTAAATCCAAATGAACCAGTTACCGATGCTGTATCAGTGAATCTAGCATCTAATTCATGAAGTTGTGTTAAACCACCTAAAAACGTACTATATATAGTATATGTACCAGCACTAGTTGGTAATTCAACTTTAACTGTTTTACCATCCATCAATTCACCATATTTTGAATTATCAACACCAATTACTATAATTTTACTTGAAGCTAATCCGCTCAAAGCTGTATCTGAGAAACCACCATTTATGTATGTTGTACCAGTAAATTTAATATCACCATTAGAATCTAATGGTAAACCAAAAGATTTAAACAAGTTAACCAATGGGTTTGTTAAATAAGTATTTCTATCAATATAATTCATGGTTAAATTAGAACCACTAACAACAGTTGAACCGAGAACACTATTTTCAGTTATAATGTTAACTGATTGAGATGATACTGGTTTTGATATAGCACCAGATGGGTTTACAATTAAATAACTAGTTAACCCAATAGACCTAGAAGTACTATTACTTGAAGTATTAGCAAATCCAATCGTTCCGTTTATACCTGGAACTTGACCAGACTCTAAAGTTAAGTCCATATTATAATTAGCATCAGAATCACCTAAACTAAAAGTTTTGATTAATGCGTTATTTGTTGATACAAGCTTTTGTCTCCCTAGTGGAGTTAATTTAGCTGTAAGTGTAAGTGTCGATGCGGTACTATTAAATCCCATATTAAAAATCCATTGATAATTCAAGCATTATTGTGTTTCCATTGGCCAAAGCAACTGGTGTGCTTAATTTACCAATACATACTAAGTTTTTGTCAGTATCGTAAATACCTACCTCACTAACTTTAATATTAGGTGGGTTTGTAGTTGTGTCGGTACTTCTAGTTGAGTTTGTAGTTGAGTTGTATTCACTACTATTAACTCTTAGGTCAAATATTGTTTTATAAATAGTTGCCCCAATATATGTGTTTAAGTTTCCATAGAAAAATCTTTCATCACCAAATTGTAACTTTTCTGGTTCAGCATTTAAAGGTAAATTTAAAACACTATTCAAACTAAATGTTGTTGCAGATGTGTCTTTTAATTTATCTAAAACAAAACCAGTAATCAAAGGTGATTGATTTTCTAATAATTTAGGGTCAATTGTTTGACCAGCTACACCAGTAATAGCTGTTGATGTGAAATCATATTGTTTCCAAGCAGTAGGGTCTGGTCTATTCATTGAATCAGAAACTGTTTGGTATAATAATTTAAAATTATAAGCATAGAAACCATAACCATCAGTAGATGTTTCTTTCTTTCTCATGTATGGTAACATATCTGTTTCATTAATTTTAAATGAAACATCTTTTGGTGATGATGTGTTGTTTGTAATTTTAATATATGTTTGACAAGGTAAAGCACTAGTGAAACCAGTTGTTTGTCCAACGTTGTCTAAAACATATGTCATATACATTGTTTGGTTTGTATTCAATACACCAGTAGATGTACCACCAGAAGGTGATGCTAATGTTGCAGATAATTCTGGCAACGTCCAGTTTCTATTTGATTTATAAGACATTGCTGCCACAATTTCGTCATTGTGAATGACAACAGTTTTTAATTGTGGATAAACTCTACCAACTACGTTTGGTGTTGTACCAGAAGCTATAAGTGTTGGGTCTTCAATCAACTCAATATATTCAATATCTTGTGTTGTAAGATATGTACCACCAGTCGCAATGAATCTCATTCCCATAGTTGTACCACTAGCTGTGCTTCCTTTTCTTCTATGATACATCAAATCTGGTAAATCTATACCTAAATATTTGTTGTTTGCTGCATCAGTATAGAAGAATTCACCGTATAAGTTTGAAATTGTGTTGTTTGTGTAATGCAATATTGAAATTGATTTAGATACATCATCTAAATAACTTTGTCCAGGTCCACTACAACTAAATGCTAATGCTGTTTCAGTATCAGCAGTTGTTTTACACAAATATTCTAAATAAGGGTTTTTAGTACCTAAATAAGGATAAGAACCATATTTTGTATAATCTTCATATATTGCTGGTGTTGTAATACCAGTCACACCAGCTAAAGTTTCACACCATACGTTGTTCATGTTCCATACTGGAACGTCAGAACATGTAACGTTGTTTGCTGAATCAAATGAAAGGGTTCCACTATCCCAATAAGCAGTTGTATTGTCAGCACCAAACGCTTCAGCCACTTCACCACCTTTATAAATATAAATTTGAGAATAACCAGTCATACTAGTTAAATCTGGTAAAGTTCTATCCACTTCAATTATCGCCTCTGTTGCTGAATTTATTGTAAGATTTTCTATTTTATACCATAAATGTTGTAATGGTTTATCGTTTGTGTTTGGTACTAATAAGTTAGCATTCATAGGACCATATTTAACCAACACTAAATCACCAATTGTTACACCACTAGTTCCTAAAATAAATTGATTACCACCACTGAAAACAATAGTACTAGGTGTTGCATTAAATTGATTGTAGATACAATGGTCATAATCTGTTTTTGTAATATAAGAAGAACCAGATAATTCAAAAAATCCTCTTTCAGTTGCTTCATTATTAACAACTACTTTTACAACACTCAACACACCACCATCTATTGGTTTATAATATTCACCACTAGTTGATGGATAAATAAATGATTTTAATTTAGGTTGTCTATCAAAAGGTCTCATCACAACACTAGTTGCTGATAAAGCAACATTTGATGGAAAACCAGCCGATGGTGCAGCATCTATTATTGCTTCTCTTTCGTAATTTAATTCAGAATCACCAATAGCCCAATAAGAAAATGTAAGTTTCCCTTGTGCTAATTGTTCTCTACCAGTTTGAGTCAATTTGATACTTACAAATGGACTAGTGTTTTTAATTATGTAACTCATATGTTATAAATATGTTTTTTCTTTATTTTAGTTATAAATATACAATAGTAAATATTATTAGTATGAATTTATTGCATTTGATTGTATCACGATTGGTACAATGTCGCTATAAGCAACGCTAGTTATAATATTACCACACAAAGTTTCGTAATTTTTTTCATTTTTTACTCTATAATACAATGTTGTACCAATAGTACCACTTGCTATAAATGAATCTGAATAACTAATAGTTGCTGTATTGTAAGGTGTATACCCAGTGTAATAAAAATTAGTAAACGCATTGTTTGTACTAACCTCTAATGAAAAATAACCATTTTCTTTTTGAGGTAATTCATTTATTAACCATGATACAATAGGATTATTTGTATTTAAACCATTTACGGTACTATTTGCTGGAAAATAAACTATTGTGATAATATCACCAACAACCAAGTCACCTTCTAGTATAATTCTTTTTAAATTTGAAGTTGATTGGTAATAATCTACGTTATTTGCAAGTGTTACACCATTTAACATGACAATAATATCATTTAATGGTGCTGGCTCAACTGAAGTATATATTTCATATTTACCACTAGTTGTATTAAAATAAACCAGATTTGAACCTTGTCCGTTTGTTGCACCGCTTACAATTGATGTTGTAACATCAATATTGTCGGCAATTAAATTTGTACCTCCAATAGATGTATAAATAAATGTAATAATATCATCTTCAGCTGTAAACCCATTAAGTGTTACAACATCACCAGTATATGTATAGTCAGAACCATTTGCCAAAACCAATCCGTTAAGTGTCATTATAAAATGACCAATATTTTGTGGTTTAGGTATATTTTGTATACCAGCTGCTGGTAAAAAAACACTTTGAGTTAAACTATTTGCTAGTGTGTCATTTGAACCATTATTGGTAAAATAAGGTATTTCAGCTTGTTTTAAAGCAATAAAATAATAATCCAAATTATTGTCGTAAATACCATATTGTGACCCATATTTATAATTTATTGTGTCAACACCTTTACCCAATCGTTTTAAGAAATCAGTACAAGCACTGAATTGATAAAACCCTTTTACCAAATAATCACCATCTAATGTTATACCACTTGATGGAATATATTCTGTTGTTGTGTTTGTAGCACTAAAGGCTGAATAATTTAATCTTTGTGATTTATATACTGGAATGGCACTAAATTGACTTTGTGAATTATCATATTTATAAATTTCATATCTAAAATTAGCTTCTGTATCAATAAATGTTTGTGTATTTGCTGTAAAATCAAATGTTAAAGGTATTGTCTGTGTATTTGCTGAAATAATGTAACTAGCACCAGTTATTGTTCCACCAGTTGTACATGGAACTTTTGCAACATTACATGATGTTGCAGAACTGTAAGGTACATCTAAAAAATAATTAGTGGTACCAGTATAATTAGTACTTAACCATGAGTTCCAAAAAGTTATATGGTTGTAATACTGATTATCACAACATTGACCGAAAAACCCTAAATTATTAGATGATGTTTTTACAATTGTGTTTTGTGTGTCAGTATAATCATTAATAAAATACCCATCCATATTTCCATCTAAATTATAAACAACCCAACCTTCTTCAATATTTGGTATTTGTCTAAATTTAACTACTTTAGAGCATGTTAAATCTTCAATAAAAATACGACTAGTAATAGCTGTCTCACCAGAAATATTATAATCAGATATTGCATCATCAATTGCTGCTCTCATTATCGTTGTAGCATCAACACAATCACCAGTATATACTGTTGGTAAAGTAACTGGGTCTCCACTATATGTATCGTGTGGGATAATTTCAGTTGGACATTCACAACAAAGTATTTTTGTTGCCCCACTAATATTGTACAACGGATTGTTAAAAACACACATATCAGAACTCATATTGAAATTATTAAAGTTCCTATTTCTAACAGCAGAAATTTCATTCTGTATATATATTCTCTCTTGGTATCTC